ACCTCAAAAAGGAACTGCCCGGCGCGACGCACCGCATCAAGCTGAGCCGCATCGCCGCCCGCCATGAAATCTCGACGCCGCACGGCTGGGTCCGCCTGGCCAGCGGCTACTACAAGAACTTGCATCTCACCGCCGACGATCAACTCGCCGGCATGACCCGATAGAAAGGATAACCGACATGACCACGTTTGCCATCGACCAAGACAACACGATCACCGCCTATCTCGCCGGGGAAGCGATTCCCGAGGACCATGCTCAATTCTCGAGCGAAAAGGAACTGGCCAAGCTCGCCGCCAACTGGCCCACCGAGCGGCTGGTCGAGATCTGGAACGGTTTCGCTGGCGTGCCGCCCTTCGGCGACCTGAAGCCGGTGAAAAAGTTCACCGACCGCAAGACCGCGGTCGCGCGGATCTGGCGCGCCATCCAGGCCCTGACGCCCACCGCCGCGCCCCAGGCCGCGCCTGTCGCGCCGAAGCCGGCCAAGGCCACCAAACAGGCCACCACCGGTGACGGAGCAAAGCCCGCGCGCGAAGGCTCGAAGAAAGCCATCGTCCTCGAGCTCCTGCGCCGCCCCGAAGGCGCCACGCTTGCCGACATCATGTCCGCCACCGGATGGCAGGCCCACAGCGTCCGCGGCTTCCTCAGCGGCGCGCTCGGCAAGAAGATGGGCCTCACAGTCGAATCTCTCAAGACCGCCGAAGGCGCCCGGGCGTATCGGATCAAACCTCAATAGCACCGGCCTCGCCCCTCCGCCGCCAGCCTCAATCGCTGGCGGCTTCTCTCTTCTGCCGTACGATCCCCTCGATCCGTTCTTCCAGCAGCGCATTGTGCAACTCACACTCGGACCGCCTCACGTACAGGCCGTTCAGGCGCAAAATGATCCGGCTCTCGAGCTCGGCCAGTTCCTTGCGGACCTCGGCGAGTAGCGCGCGGTTCTGGAGGCTCACGTAGGTGGCGATCAACCCCGAGACCAGCCCGATGGCTGGCACGATGGCCGCCAGGATCCGTTCATCCATTGCTCACGCTCCCTCTGCAAGATCCGCAGTTCCTGCGCCCAGTCGTGAAGCGCGAGGCATAGGCCCGCGACGTCGGGATGGCCGGCGCGTAGCAGCGCCTCGGCCTCGGCGAGTTCGCGTTCGCATCGCGCCACGTCACGCCGCCACCGCTCCTCGCTCCAGGGCGATCTCTGCGAACCCTCGTCCGTCGGACGCGAGCACGGCGCGCTTGCCGGAAAACTCTTCAAAGCGGCGGATGATGACATCGCAGTACTTGGGCTCCAGTTCGATCAGCCGCGCCTGGCGGCGGGTCTTCTCGCAAGCGATGAGTGTCGAACCCGAACCGGCGAACGGATCAAGCACCGTGTCGCGGCTCTTGCTCGAGTTGCGGATCGCTCGCTCGACCAACTCGACGGGCTTCATCGTCGGGTGCAGGTCGTTCGCAACCGGCTTCTTGACGAACCACACGTCGCCTTGGTCGCGAGCGCCGCACCAGTAATGGTCCGTCCCTTCCTTCCAGCCGTAGAGGATCGGCTCGTACTGCCGCTGGTAATCGGCGCGGCCCATGGTGAACGTGTTCTTGGCCCAGATGAGGAAGGTGGACCAGTGGCCTCCCGCCTCGGTGAACGCCTTGTGGAGCGTGTGCAGCTCCGACGAGGACATGCAGATGTAGACGGCGCCCTTCGTGACGGCGAGGATGTTCGAGCAGGCGTTGCAGAGGAACTGCTCGAAGCCGTCGCCCAGGTTGTCGTTCCTGATGGCCAGCTTCTTGCCGCGCAGCGTGTCCTTCATGGTTGCGCCATAGTTGACGTTGTACGGCGGGTCGGTGAAAATCATGTCGGCCAGCCCGCCCGCCAGCACCCTCTCCACCGCTTCCATCTGCGTCGAGTCGCCGCACAACAGGCGATGATCGCCGAGCAGCCACACATCGCCTGGAACCGTGACCGCCGTCCCGGGTGTCTCCGGGAGTGCATCGTCCTTTGTGTTGCCGGCGATGGCCTCATCAGGATCCGCAAGTAGAGCCTCGATCTCCGCGTCCTCGAAGCCCAGTAGATCGAGGTTGAAGTCGTCCTCGCGCAGGGCCTCCAGTTCCAGCCGCAGCATCTCCTCATTCCACCCGGCGTTCTGGGCAAGCTTGTTGTCCGCGATGACCAGCGCGCGCCGTTGCGCCTCGCTCAAGTGATCGAGCACGATCACTGGTGCTTCACTCATCCCCAGCTTTCGGGCGGCCATCACGCGCGCGTGGCCGGCGATGATGACCCCGTCGGCCCCGACGAGCACGGGATTGACGAACCCGAACTCGGCGATCGACGCTGCGATCTGCGCCACCTGTTCCTCGGTGTGAGTGCGCGGGTTCCTGGCGAAAGGAATTAGTCGCTCAACGGGCCATCGCTGGATCTGAATGTTAGGACAGACTGTTTTCATAGATGGGTCCAACCATTTCCGACCACCGCGCGTTTAAGTGTGCTCGGATGGACGCCATAGAGCCGGGCGAGCTGGGCCAATTCGCCGCGACGGCCTGAGTAGAGACAGCGAAGTCGCAGCACGTCTTCTTCGCGTAGCCTAGCCCGTGGATGCGACGATCCTCGGAAGCGGGGAGGGTGCAGCGTTCCGTGACGTCTCTGATCTTGAACATTTTCAGCGTGCGTGGCCCATCGGAGATTAGTCACGATGTTATGCGTGCCTACACCATCCCAATGCGCCACCTCGTGCCGGGGCGACGGTTTGGGTCCGAGAAAGGCTTCGGCGACAAGTACATGGACGCCTACCTTCCGTCTGTAATCGCAACGGCACAGGTGTACGTAGTGGTACCGATGGGCAGCGATCCAGGGACGGAGGACGCGCCCTGTCTCCTTGTGCCGGACGCGACCCCATGAGGAGACCTGGTAGTGGGCTTCAAAACCGACAACTTCGCGCCACTCTTCAGCGGTAGGCGCTGACCTGTGGCAAGTTGTCGCTGCCTGTTGGGATGTAGCAGCCAGGGCAAGGCTCATCACGACTTGCGATAGGGCGCCTCAGCGGGCGTACCGTCCGGGTTGGCGAAATGGGCGAGCACGGCCGTGAGACCCTGCACCGCCGACAGCCCGACCATGGCCCAGAACTTGCCGCGCCCGGGCAGCAGGTCGATCGAGGCGTTCAAGCCCTGCGCCACCAGCGCCAGCATCTGAATGGCGACGTTCACGGAAAACTTCATCTTCGTGAGCTCCTGGAATTGGTTGACCAGCGGCCGCAGCCGCCACCACAGCCGCAGTTCGCGGATCATCAGCAATGACTGGTAGCGGAGGCGGGAATCGAACCCGCGGCCTGCGGATGATGAGTCCGCCGCGCTGCCATTGCGCCACTCCGCATCGGAATTCGTGTCGTGAAAAAGCGGGGCGGCCCGGCACGGGGATGCCCAGCCGCCCCTTCCTTGCGCCCTTGAGGAGAAAGACTACTTGCGGCCAGCCAGCGCGTCAGCGACGGCAGCCGCGACCACCGCGCCGATGGCCTTCAGCGAGACGTCGTCGATCGACACTGCCCGCGCGGTCAGAGTGTCGCCCGCGCCTTGCTGCAAAGGATTCCATTGGCCGTCGATGGCGATGTCGCCATGGCGCACCGCTTGCTTCGACACCAGGTTCGCGGTCTCAACGGCGTTCTGGAGCGCCTGCGAGGCGATCTGGTTCAGCCGCGTCTGTTCGACCAACGCCTGCCGCGCAGCCTGGATGTCCAGGTCCTGGTAGACGTCGTAAGTGCGCTTGATGTTGGCGAACGTCACGCGCTGGTTCTCGCTGTGCGCGGCTCCAGAGGTGGCGCTCGTGTTCTTGAACGATTCGTCCGTCCCGGTCTCGAACTCGCGTTCGGCCTGGTTCGGCGTGGCAACTTCCGGCATGGTGATTCCCTCCTTCAAGTGTGGGGTTGAAATGGTTCGCCCGTCACCGCATGCACGGGCGTGAGCTTCAAGGTCTCCTGCATCCGGCGCAGGATCACATCGCAGTAAGCCGGGCTGATCTCGACGCCGAAGCCAGACCGATCGAGCAGCCCGGCGGCGACCAGTGTCGTGCCGCTGCCCGCAAACGGATCGAAGATCACGTCACCCGAGTCCGAGAACGCCTTGATGAAGAACTCCGGGATCGCGCGCGGAAACGGGGCCGAATGATTCCCCTGCGAGGACTCGGTCTTGGCTTCGATCACGTTTGACGGGCGCGCCAGGCCACCGTGTCGCCCTTCGAGGTCGTTGGCGTTGCGCCGTGTGGTCTGCCAGGCCGCATGGTTTTTGCCTTTGTCGGCCGCTGCGCCACGCGGCCCCGTGCCGAGCAGCCCGCTGCCCGAGGTCGACTTCGGATTGTCGGGCGAGTAGTCGAAACAGTCGTCGGACCAGTGCGCCACCTCGCGCGGCCGGAACTTGATCTTGCGCTCGCGCGAGAAGTGGTAGATCGGCTCCCAGGCGTTCTTGAAGCGATTGTTCCAGCCACCCGGCACGCCATCGTCGGTCTTGCGCCAGCAGAACTCGTCGACAAACCGCCAGCCCCACTCGCGCTTGTGCGCGAGCACGAGGTCCATCACGTAGGTGTGGCGCTCGCCCTCCTCGGCGTGGGCTTTGATGTTGAGGAAGTAGGAGCCGTCCGGCGCCAGCACCGATTCGATCGCCGTGGCGACGTCCTTGAACCAGGCGACGTACTTCTCTGGCGGCACGGGCTCGAAGCCGCTTGATGGATCGTACTGGCGCTGCGTGGCGTAAGGCGGCGACGTGATGACGACGTTCGCCTTCCGATCCTCGAACAACCGCGCGATCACGCCGAGATCGCGGCAGTCTCCGCAAATGAGGCGATGGGGACCGATCAGCCACAGGTCGCCGGGCCGCGTGGCCGCTTCCGCGGGCACTTCCGGGACAGCCTCTTCGGCCTCGCTGGACTCCGGCTCCGCGTGGCGTTCGAGCGACGCCAGGATGTCGTCGATCTCCTTCGAGTCGAACCCGGCCAGCGTCGCGTCGAATCCGGCGTCCGCCAGTTCCTTCAACTCGAGCGCCAGCAACTCGTGATCCCATCCGGCCAACTCCGACAGCCGGTTGTCGGCCAATAAGTACGCTCGCCGCTGGTGCTCGTCGAGGTGATCCAGCACGATCACCGGCACTTCGTCGAGACCCAGTTTCTTCGCCGCCAGCAGCCGCCCATGCCCGGCGATGATGCCGTCGCGCGAGTCGACCAGAATCGGATTGCAGAAGCCGAACTCGGCAATCGAGGCCGCGATCTGCGTCACCTGCTCCTCGGAATGGGTCCTCGGGTTTCGCTGATAAGGCGCCAGCCGCTTGAGAGGCCACAGCTCGATCCGCTTCGCCATCGCCGGCGTCACGCGATCAACTGGCATAGCTCGGAACCCAGGTCCAGTAGGCGACGAGCAACCCCTCGCCGGCCGTGTTGGCATCGACGAAGTAGTCCGACGGCCGCAATTCGCCCGCAGCAGAATCGATCACAAATTCGTCGGCCACGCCGCCGCCCGCGCCCGTGGGCCAGAACTCCTTCAAGACGCCTGCCCCGGTCGCCTTGTTCATCCCCTGGACGCCGAGGAACACTCGCCCCGTCTCGCCGATGACGACGGCAAACCGGATCCGGTGGGCCCGGATCGAGGTGTCGGAGGTCACCCGGACGGGCGTTCCTGGCGTCGGGACCGCGATCCTTCCCAACGATCGCGGCTGGAGGGAGGGAGAATCAGCCATGGTCTTGTAATGAACTCAGAGCGCCGGGTGACAACCGACCACCGACAACCTTTTCCGGCGCGTGACGCAAGCGAAATCGTGCCACCCAACCACCGCCGCCGCCGAGCCCCAGGAAGGACCCAGACGTGCCTCGCATCTTCGGAATTTCCGAAGATGGCTCACCGCTCTGGTTTGAAGTCGCTGTGTCTGGGTGTGCCTCCTTGTGATCCCTCAGCAGCCCTTCGCTGCACACGCTGTCCGCAGAGACTGATGCTGATGCTCAGGAAGCTTCCCCTTCAGGAACGCTCCCCGCACCTTGGCGATCCAGCGCGCGCCGACCTGCTTCTTGCGTTGCTTCATCGCGTTACCAGGCAGTCGGCGACGACCTGGAGGAAGACGCCGCGCGTTGAAAACGGCACTCCGTCCTCGTCCTTCCCGTCCAGCCGCCGCAGCTTCCAGCACCGACCGTGCTCCAGGTTCTCGATGAAGCTGTATTTCGTTCCGGCCCTGACACTCGGCTGAACCGGGTTACCGCCGTCATCTTGACACCGCCAGATCGCCTTCAGGTGCCCTTTGCGCCCGTACGACGGCTTTACGAAGCCGCCCTCGATCAGTCGCTTGGCCGCGTCTGGCGAACGGAAACCGAGCGACCTGCCATCGGGGGCATACAGCGGGATCTGTTGGTTCCTGGAAGACACGTCGGGTGTGAGAGGCGTAAGGGAAGGAGTTTCGCGAGAGTCCCGTCTCTCGTTATTCGCTTACTATGTACGCCGGACCGTCCCCAAGTGTCCGGCCGAGAAGCTGATTTTCTTCGAGCACCGCCCGAACCTCGGCGACGTCATGAACCACCGCCACGATCGCGCCGGCCCGACCCCACTCTTCCAGCCGCCTCGCTTGCAAGGCCGTAGGCCTCTCGCCTGGGCGCTTTACCTCGAGTTGTACGCTGCGGCCGCGGAGGCAGGCGTCGATGTCAGGGTCGCCCGCCACGCCCATGCCGCCGCCCCAACGCTTGCGCGCCAGGCACCCAGGAAGACCGTTCAGGTACGTCAGGATCGCCTTCACGATCGCACGTTCGGTCGTCACGCCCGCCTCCTTCGAGGCATCGACTGCTCGGCGGCTTCCGGCGTCGCCTTCCTCAGCCGCTCGCGCCGGTACTCTTCGCAGATCCGAGCGACTTGGCGTCGCCGCCATTCCTCGGGGCTGATCCACTCGAGCCCCTCGTCGTTGATGACCAGCGGCATCGAGTCCATGCGGAGAGTGCGGGCCGCCCAGCGCAGTTCGTCCATATCGGTGCGGGGCGGATAGGCCAGGGCAAGATGGCCCAGCGGCAGGCGAATGATCCGGATGCCGGCACGGTTCATAAAGTCCTGCGCCCGGCGCACGTCGATCAACTCCTGCTTGTGCTCGCGCACGAGCTGCTTGATCTCCTCCGGCGCGCCTTTGTCAATGCGCAGCTTGCCCTCGTCGTCCAGCCAGACCGAGACCCCGGCTTGCATCAGACGGTCCAGAACCGCTTCAACGTCCACGGCCACCCTCTATGACGGATTGCGCTGAATCTGTCATGGCCCTAACTGTCGTGTGTGCAGTAAGATACGGCGAACGATGACAGATATGACGGGTTATGACGGATTTTCCTATATAAGCTCTATACGTGTAGAAGGGCATGGGTTCTTTTTTTCGTATAGGCGGATAATAGAGTCTATCCGTCATAACCCGTCATATCCAGAATGGTCTATTGAAAACAAAGGACTTGCTTGGTCGAGGCATGACGGATCCGTCATCACACTTCCTCCCCTTCTTCCTCGTGGACCAGGTGAGTTTGCCGTGGTGGCGCTGAACCGCGCGGCGTGTCGTAGTGGTCCTCGGTACGCAAACCCACGCCGGAGTACAGCGCGCCTTTCATGGTTTTGGTCTTCTCGAATCCCCGTTCGCTCATGAACGAGGCGAACATCTTGTGGCTGACCGGCGACTCGCCGTACTGCTCGGCCCAGGATTTGTACTCGCGGTACAGCGCCAGCGACAGCACGCGCGCGTTGGGCGCCCTCACGCACTTCTCTTCGAGGAACATCGCGAAGGTGTCCTGTTCGGCCTCGTACTCGCGCGTGGCCGCCACGACCTCCTCGGGCACGCCGAGGCCGTTCCGTTGCCATTCCAGGCACCCCTCGAGCGCCCAGTTCAAGATCCCCGGAAACTCCCGCCGGAACATCGCCATGACCTCGTGGCGCGGCTTCTGGCGGTCCTTGGGGATCGTGACGTGGAAGGGGATCAGCTTCAGCCGGTTCCACAGCGCGCGGTCGCCGCGCACTTGCGGCTTGTGATTGGTGGCCAGCCACGGTTTGAACTCGGGGTAGAACTCGAAGAACTCGCCCCGCATGAACCGCGCCGAAAGCTTGTCGCCGCCGGTCATCTCCTTGATCAGCGACTCCGACAGCCGCGAGCCGCGCTCATTTTCGGAAGCCCACACGAAGCGGGCGCCCTTGAGCTTGGCCACGTCGTTCGGGATCGCCCCGTCCTTCTTGCGGAGGAATGTTTCGGTGGGCGTGCGCACGGCGTAGTCGCCGAGCAGCAGTTGGATGACGTCGACCATGGTCGACTTGCCGTTATCCCCGCTCGCCCCGTAGAGGATGAACATGGCCTTGTCGGACGTGATCCCAGTGAGGCAGCAGCCGAAGGCGCGTTGGAGAAAAGAAACGAGCCGTTGATTGCCGCCCATGACCATGTGCAGGAACTCGAGCCAGTTGGGGCACGAAGCCGTGGGGTCGAAGCGAACCGGCGCGAGCTTGGTGATGCGGTCCCGCTGGTCATGCGGGCGCAACGTGCCGGTGCGCAGATCGAGCGTGCCGTTTTCGACGGTCAGCAGCCATGGGTCACGGTCCAGGTCGCCGGGCCGGACCGCGAAGGCCGGGTCGGCCTTGGCGAGGTTAATCATGGCGGTCTGCGCCCGGAAGGATTCGGACCGCGCCAGGTGTTTCAGGAAGGCCTGCCGCTCTTCGTCGTCGCGGATTCGCTTGGCGAGCGGGTACAGGCTCCGGATCAGGAGGCCGGCCAGGCGGTAGACCTCGAGCGTCTCGTCCTCGCGCCAGCGCATGTTGTCCCATTCGAACCAGCGGGTCCACTTCTCGCAGTACAGGAGCTGGCCGCGGTAGCGGGCGGCGAAGCGCTTGGCGTTGCCGAGGTCCGTGAAGTGCTCAATCTGGGAGGCGGCGGCGGTGACCGCCGGGGGCGGCGGATCGGATCCGTCTCCCTCCGCTGGTTCCACATCCTCGGGTGGCCCGGACTCGCCGGCTTCGCCGTTCAGGTCCAGCCGCCCGATCGCGATGGGCGAGTTCACGTTGCCGCGGAACAAGCACTCGTTGCAAAATCGTGCACCGCCGAGGTCGGATTCGACATAGGCGCACGTGACGGGGGCTACCTGCTCACTCGAGGCCTGCTTCAGCTTGCGCTGGGTTTCGCCGCGGGTGTACTTCGGATGCGCCTGACTCAATTCGTGCGCCCATCGCTCTGGATCTTCGCACCGGGCGACTACGGTCAGCATCCGGTACCACTCGGGCTCGGGCAGCGTCGCCGCATCGTCCCGGCAGTGGCGCATCCAGGCGCACCCTTCGAGGATGAGCGGCAACTGCGCTGGCGGCAGGTCCGGTGGCGGCTGGCTGGGCGCGGGCTCGCCGGGATCATCGAGCCCGCAAAGGATTTCGGCGATGTCGTCGAGGCAGTACGCCCGGTCGAAGTACTCCGCGGTCACCGGACGCACGTCGCCAGGGATCTTGCGGTTGAAGGTGCCCGGGACACGGAGAACGCGGCAGAGATCGGCGGTCGGATCGATGGTCCAGCCCCGCGCCCGGGCCTGCAAGCGAAGCATGTGCTGAAAGCGCCGCGACAGCGATTTGAGATCCTGCCGTTCGGCCGCCGTCTCGATTACGAACGGCTCCCGGAAGAGCCAGTACACCTGGAGCCCGAAGCCGCTGCGCACGATGACCGACGGCGGGAGTCCGACGGCCTCAACGAGGGACAGCGCCTCTTCTTCACTGCCGGGAAGATCCTTCGCCTTGTGCGCCGCGCCGCCGATGTCGATGTCGGCCCACACGCCCGGCACCGACACCACGCCGGCTTCCTTTCCGCGGCTCCCGTTCTCGGGCGCCTGGCCCTGCAATCCGACGGCGGCGTAGACGTCCTGCCGCGGGGCCCGATCCGCGCAATAGGCGACAGCGGCATCGAGGGCGCCCTCTTGCGAGAGAGGAAAGGCCCTCGACGCCTTGTCCTGGCGGGTCCACACCACGAGCCACCCTTGTGGCTCGGGACCGTGGACCCGCTCGATGAATTGCCGGATGGCCAGTTCGCCAACCTCCATGCTTCCTCCCCACGCCGGCCGTGTCAGATGATTTCGCCTTCGCCGTGCTGAACGTCTTTCGCCGTGGGGGCCGAGGGCGCCGATTCGAGGAACGGCTTGAGCATCGCGGCATACTCTTTGATGCGCGCGGCCTGTTCAGGCGAGAGCCGACCGCCCGAGGTGAACGTCGCCCGCGAGTACACGATGCCTTGCGCGTTCTTCGTCTTCTCGAGGCCGATCTTGGTGATCAGGCTGTAGCAGGGCACGGCCTTCGACGCCAGGCGCATGAAGTACTGCCGCGCCGGCTTGACCGAACTCGCGGGCAGGCTCACGATCTCGGGCAGCAGGTTCTCTTCGCGCACGAAGAACAACTGGCGCACCAGCTTGCAGGCTTGGCCCTCGCCCTTCGGGTCGCTGCCGAACTGCGCGAAGGGGCACTTGTGGCAGTCGCCGCCCGGCTTGCCCGTGCCCGTGCGGGCATCGAGCGAGTAACAGTCCGGGGGCATGTTCCCATCCGACTGTTCAAGCGGCACGCTCCAGTAAGCGCGCGTGTCGCGCCATGCGACGATGATGCCGGCGAGTTCCTTCACCATCTCCTCGCCGTCGAGGGTTTGCAGCGTCCACGCCGTGCCGCCGCCCGCCGGAATCTTGATGCGCTCAAAGTCGGTGGCGCTCATGCCACTGTCTCCGAGGTTGGCCGCCACCGCGTCGCGGATCTCCGCAACCGGCGTCTGGAAAACGACGAACGGATTGATCGCCGCTTCCTGGTTCTTCTTGATGACTTCCTTGCTTGCCATGGTCAGCTTCTCCTTGTTCTGAGTTTGAAAACCTCGCTCACATCCAGAACCGCGGCCAGAGAGGGCGGCAAAGACCGCCCCTCGCGATCGAGTTCCCGGACATAGGCGCTGAGGGAATTGGTGTTGAAGGTTTCTTCGACGTAGTCGCCGAGGTGGCAGCGCTTCAGGGCCTTGCACACGGCGGGCTTATCGCCGTCCTTGGCCTTGGCCCAGAGCTTGCGCTCCACATACACGGTGCGGCCGTCGATCGAGACGCGCTCCATGCCGGTCTGCTCGAACTGCGGCAGCAGGCGTTCTTCGAGTTCTGCGGCCTCGGCCTTGATTGAGTCGATCTCGGTCTCGAGTTGCCGGCGGCGCTCTTCAAGCGCGACGAAGCGTTTCAATTCTTCGGTGTTCATGGGAGTCCTTTCATCTGCTGGAGAACGGTGTTGACGACATCGGAGCGGCGCGCCAGCGCGGCCATGACCTTCTCGTCGACGGTGCCTTCGGCGAGCAGATGGATGTACTCAACGGGCCGCGTCTGGCCGGGCCGGTGGACGCGCGCCAGGCTCTGCTCGTAAGAGCCGAGCGAAAAGCCGAGGGAGTAGTAGATGGCGTAGCGGGCCCGGGTCAGATCCACGCCGACGCCGCCCGAGTCGATCTGTACGGCCAGCACGGGCGCCTCGCCCGCCTGCCAGCGCTTCAACTCGTCGATGCGGCCGGAGAGTTCGAGGGACCGCCGCCCCGTCTCATCGGCGACGCGGTTCACCGCTTCGAGATCCTTGTGGAAGCGGCAGAAGACGACGACTGGCTCATCGGGCGCGATGTCTTCGAGCACGTCGCGCAGGAGGTTCATCTTGGCCGAGTCGATCTGCACGTCGTGCCCGTCATCGGTGCGGATATAGCCCCCAGTGATCTGTTGGAGCCGCAGCAGCTTCACGAGGGCGTTTGCCGCGGTGACCTCGCCGGCTTGGACCTCGGCGATCAGATCGCGCTCGAGGGAACGGTAGACCTTCCGGGCCTCCGCGCCGAGCTGGCAGGTATAGGTGATGTGAACCTCGGCGGGCAGATCGAGCACGTCTTTCCCGCAAGCGAAGGTGACGGAGTAGAACTTCCGGTTCAGCTCGTCGAGATTCCGGTAGCCGACGACCTGGTGATTCTGGTATCCGCCCATGACGGCGTAGTGCTGCCGGAACTTGTGGAAGCTCCAGCCGAAGATGGAGGGGTCGATGAAGCGGAAGTAGGCGTAAACGTCGAGCGGCGAGTGCGGCATCGGCGTGCCCGAAAGCCCGAGCCGGAAGCGTGCCGCTTGGCCGAGCCGCGCGAGAAACCGGCTGGCCTTGCCGCCAGGCGCCTTGCATCTGTGAAGTTCATCTGCGACCACCAGATCCCACTTTTGCTTGAGCGCCCATTCGGCAAACGGTGCCCGCCAGGCTGAGTCGTAGTTGATGACGACCACAACCGCCACGCCGCGCGCCTTGCCGAGGGCAATCTGCCGCTCGGCCTCGGCCCGCTTGGCGCGCACGCTAGCGAAGGAATCATCGAGTGGCACAACCAGAAACGGAAGGTTCGAGTGCATCTCGAACTGCGGCCGCCACACCTGCACCACCCGCAGCGGACAGAGGATGAGGATCAGTTGAAACCCCTCCTCGACGCAGATGTACACGGTCATCGCCGATTTGCCCGTGCCCATGACGGCAGCGATCATTGCCCCGCGCTTACCGCGCCGATAGAGGCTGCGGACAAAAGCCACAGCTTCGCGCTGGTGCCGCCAGGGCGTGGTGCGGAGCAGAACTGGCATCGTTGTTGCCATGGGGCCCCTCACGCCGCCTGACCTTCCGGCGCGAGCAATGCGATCGCCTCGGCGGTGGTGATGCCCGGATGTTTTGCGAAGACCGGTTCCAGCCAGGCGTAGAACCACTCGGCCACCTTGAGGCGCGCCGTGTCGGCATTAATCTGCTCCTTGAGCAGCGCCATGTAGCGCCGGTGATGTTCCTCGGTTGCCCGCGCCGTGGCCACGTAGCGGATGGCTCCGCTGTCATCGCGGAAGGTGAGCGCCGACTCGGGCTCCAGACCTCCGAAGCGCATGTCGAGCCGCAGTTGCAGCGCGCGCCCTTTCCGCGTCGCCAGCGTCTTCTTCATGCGATCGCTGACGATGGACCTTACCTGCGCCACGGCCAGTTCGCGGCCGTACTCGTCGACCAGATCCCCGTAGCGCTCCAGCACCTCGGCGCTGACTTCTTCAGCGGTGGGCTCGCGCGTCTCCAGGTGCGCCAGGATCACCTCGTCAATCCGGCGCGAGAGCTCCGAATCATGAAATCTGGGTCTTGTCACGGATTGCCTCCTCAAAGCGGTGGAGCCAGTCGAGGGCGACCGGCGATTTGGCCCGGATGCCCGGGCAGTGCCAGTACTCAAGCCGCGAAGCGAGTTCAATAGGATTGAGTGGCGTCTCGGCCAGAGCCAGGACGGCGCGCGTCACTGCCCAGATCGAGTCAAGGTCTTCCTTGAGCGCCTTGCGTTCCTCGTCCGAGAGGCCCGAGCGGTATCTTCCGGTCCGATCCGCCACGAGCATGCCCGTCGCGCGCGCGATGCGCCGTGCCTCGGCGGTGGAAGGGAGTTCGCTGGCCTCGCGCAGTTGGCGCACGATCTGGCGGCGCACCGCGGCGGGCATCTGGACGATCTCGCGCTGCGCCTCCGGAGGTTGCTCGGCGATCACCGCTGCGGCGCTGATCGACAGATCGCCGGAATCCATCTGGGCCAGGACTTCATCGACGGCTTTCTCGACAACCTTCTTGGCGCGCTCATAGGTGTCTTTGCTGTCGAAGCCAGCCTTTTCGGCCGCGATCTGCCGGGTTTCCACCCCTGGTGAAACTTCCGCGCAATTGAGCGGAAGTCCCCGATCTGACCTTTGTCCCTGGCGGTTTCCAATCTCCGCTTCGATGGCTTTCCCGATGGCGACGCGCTCGGAGGGGGTGAAGTCTTTCCGGATCTCGTTCTCCGCATACTCGCCGGCCAGGATGCTCGAGACCCTCACGATGCGCGCAGCGATCGTGGCTTGCTTCAATACGTCCCGGACGGCGCGCAAACGGCGCTCGCCGAACACCAGGAGGTTCTCTTCGGTGATCCCGACGGGCTGAAGAAGTCCTTCGGTGGCGATACTGTCGGCCAGGACTTCCAGATCACCCATGTCCTTCCGGTGGCGTTCTCCGATGCGGATCTGGTCGCAGGGAATCTCGATGATTTCCTGAGCGTGGTTCACCGCGCGCCTCCCGTAGGGGCCGGGCCGTAACCTGCCTCGAGGAACGCCCGGCGCAGCCGCGCCATGCGGGCGTACACGGTGGACCGAGCGACGCCGAGCATCCGGCTGATTTCTGTGGGGCCGTGGTCGATGAGCAGCAGCGCCAGCGTGCGGTCGGCGTCGCCGAGCAGCGCGAGGACGCGCTCGAAGTCAACATGGAACCGGACCGCCGGGATCCCGTCAGCGGTAGCGAACCGTTGGCTGTCGAGAGGCTCAATCACAAGGGGCTTCCGGCGGCGCCGCAGCAGGGAGGCGAAGCGCTTGTCCGCCACGCGCTCGAGGAAAGTCCGGAGGCTGGCGCGCGATGCATCATAGTGTCGCAGGGCCAACCACAGTCCCAGGAGGGCTTCCTGCTCGAGGTCCTCGCGATCGGCGGGTGTCACCCGGCCACTGGCCACTGCCGCCGCACCGCGCACCTGAACGGCGCGCATGGCGAAGGGCAATGCCGGCTCGAACTTCTTATCAGCCACGGCGCGCCCCCGTTGTCTCCGGCAGGTGCTCAATCTCGAGAGAAAACGGCAAGCCGTGGCGGACATCGATGACCAGAACCTCGCCGTCGCCCATCTGCTCGATGGCCGATAGCAGCTCTTCCGTCTGCTGCCTCAGCAGAAAGTCATCGAAGCTGTATTCGGGACGGGGAGAATTATCAGCGCCAACCTTCAGCTTCCGGATTACACGGGGAGGCGGATTGAAGACCGGTAATCCATTCCGTACCAATAGGTCCTCGATCCGGCCGAAGTTGATCTGCTGCATCAACTCGACAAGTCGCTGCTGCGGCCCAGAGAGGGAGGATTTTGACCTGGGTGGTTTCACCGAGAACTCCTCGTTCGAAATCAAGGAGTTGCCCGGTGTCGGGAGGCCACGGAGGGGTTCTCACCGTTCCTCGCGTCTTCACATCGAACGCCGGGGGCAACGCCTTCAAGAACGAGGCGCCACATCCGGCGTGGCATTGCCACAAATGGCGTGGCATCGCGAGGAATTTCAGAATTTCCAGGGGATCGATCCCGAGTAGGAGAGGAAGTAGCCTCGGTGGATATGCTTGTCGAGGTGCTCCCCAAGGGCGGGGGCGTGCTTGCGTATGGCCCCGATGGCACGCTCAATGGCCATCGACACGGATTTCCGAATACGGTCCCGGTCGTCCTGACTTCGGCGTGGACGCCCGGAAAGTCCCCTCCCGGCGAGGATCTGGCCCGCCAACTCCTCGAGTTCCCACCGGATGCTCTCGAATCGGCCCGAGTCGTTGTTCCTTTCCGCCTCGGCAAGCTGGTACTTCAGATCTTCGGCACGCCGGCGGTAGTCTCGCCGAGCCTTATCGTCGAGGGTCTCGCCAGCGGCACCAACGGGCACTTGGGCCACCCCGCGCGCGGCAGCCAGAAGTTCCGCAACGAAAACCTCGCGCCCAGGGGACCGCATCAGTTCCGCGATGTAAAGAATGCCCTTGCTCTCGCTCACCAGAGTGGCCCGTCCTTCAAAGGTGAGCTCCCACGACTGCCCTTTCTTCCGGAAGACATACCGCTCCTTCTCGGAGGAGCTTCCCGGCAGCGGCTGCAAGGCGGCTGACCAATCCAGGGCCAGGTCTTCCAGCGCATCCGTCGGCGGCAATGAGATGACCCGCACTCCGCTTTCGTCGAGCGTCCGTTGGAGCTCTGCGGTGACGCAGGTTTCCTCCGGGACGATCACTACCGCGATTGCGCTGGCGGTCCCTCGCCTGGCACGCAGGCATCGTTCGAGCAGCGCCGCCTGGTCGATGTTTGGCAGCGATAAGTAGACCGGGAACCTCGCGATCCCCGGAACTTGCTTTGTCCCGATCAGGATCAGCCCATCGTCATTGCGGACATCGCCTCCGATGATCTCGTTCCGGCGCCGTATCTCCTTCACTAATCCTATTATCGAGACCGAATACTGTCTGACATCTTCCTCGGTCAGCGGCAACGGATCGTGGTAATCGTCTTCGGAAGCTACGCCGAACAGCCCACGCGCCGTCTCGCACACAATCAGACTTTCGCCAGGCCCGTACCGCATCGGCCGCGCGATCTCGGTGGCTCGGCTGGTTTCCCGCAAGATCCCGGCGCCGGCCAACTCCAGGAACTGATCGGCAGGGTACCTCGCCACATCCGATGCAGCGATCACAGGTTCATTGCAGCTGTTCAATAACCGCAGAACCAGATGGAGCAGGCTTGCCGGCACCGAGGATCTTCCACCTTTCCAAATACCGGAACACGTCTTCCGCGTGCGTGGCGCACTTGAACGAGATCTTGTTCGTCCCGCTCACCTCGACGCGTTTCCCGCGCCGGTCATCAGGGAACCCGATCTTGAAGACGGCCTTCTGGATGGTTGCGCCCGAAAGCCGCTTGCGGAGGGAGTTCAAGTCCAGCGTTTCCAGGACGTTCTTGGATCGGATGACAAATGCCGGGCCATGCTTCTGCTTGAGCCTGAAATGAAGCTCAACCAGGGCGGCCGAATCGCCGTCGTCCACCTCCAGCGCAAAGTCCTCACAGGCGATCACGCCGAGCGTGAACTTCTGGGCCGCTTCGGGCTTCTCGAACAACTCCGGGTCGCCGAAGCAGCACTCCGCGAAACTCTTCCGGAGGGCGCTCTCTTCCTTCTCGAATCTGGCTTCGATTTCGACTTGGCCGGTCTCGGTGTTGTAGCTGAGGAAGTCTTGTTGAGCGGGACGGAGAACGGTCGGCGACACCCTGGGTTTGATCCGGGAGCCCTTGAAAACCAGCATCGCCTGCGTGCGCTTCTCGTGATAGACGATGAAGTTCGTGTAAGCGCCCTCCTGATACTGGCGCACCAGCACGCGGTCACTGTTCTTGTCACCTTTGAAGACCGCCGACAGCTTCTCCTGTAGCTGGTCCGTGGCGGCCTTCACATCCGGGATGCTCCGGCCGGCCTCCCCCTGGAATACGGAAAAGCGCTCGGCCTGATGAATGGCGCACCGGTCATAGGCCAGGTTGAAGGCCTCCTCGTTGTCGGTGCGGACCTTCAGGCTGAGACACTCCACGGGAAGCACGCCGCCAGGATCGGGATCGTAGCCGAGATCCCGGCACGAGGCGGCCAAGTCCTCATGGCCGCGCTCGTTGCTGAGGTCATACGCCCGGTACAGGCCCTCCATGAACTCGTCCTTCCGGTCGCCGTCGCCGTTGACGATGAACTCCTTGAAGCTCTGCACGTCCAGTAAAGCGACATCGACCAGGAGGCCGTCGTTCCAGATGCCCGCGTAGGAACGGAGGAGGCCTTCATGGCCCTCGAATTTGTCGAGGTATCTGTCAGCGTTGAACGCCCGGTGCTTTGCCATCGCAGGGGTCAGCCTAGCCTTGCTTGCCGGTCGCGCGCCGCCGATGGCCGAAGCGTGACTCCCGCTCGGGCGGAGGGAAAAGCGAGACCAATTTCCATCCTAATTCTAGAGTCCGGGGCAAATGCAATCGGTAGAACAGACAGACTCGCATCAGGAAAACATCTTAGGAATCAAGCGATTGGCGTGTAGACCAGCACGGCTTTGAGGTACGTTGCGCCCGGCGTCAACTGCGACGGAATTCTGACGATCCGCTGGCGAAGAATTCGATGTCAGCGGACAACGCTTCGGCCGGTCAGCGCTCGTTCGGGTCGGTCTCGTACCCCAGCCTCGCTCCGATCGCCGCGCCGGCTATGGCGCCCCAGGGGCCCGCCAGCGCGCCAACCGCTGCACCCAGAAGCCCTCCAGCCATGGCGGCGGACTTCTTGGCCCCGATCCTACGCTCGCGAGAGAGTGGGGCTTTTCGACGGCCATTCCATGCGCGCGCCGTGCGCGAGAGCTCACCGTTGACTTTTCGAGGTTGCAATCGATGCAGGCGGCGTACAGCTGTTGCCGTGGTTGGTGCCGCCTCTCGCCCGCGGCCGCGAGTGCTCCGCGTGCCACGCCCCTCTCTCGCCGTACCGGCCGTAGTGCTTGAACGAGAGCTTCTTGCAGCAGATGTGGCAGTATCCTGACGTTCGATCGTAAATCCTGTTCAGCTGTTCCGACGTATATGCCATGCCTGCTCCCGTCTAGCGAATTCGCGCTTGACTGCGACGGCGTTCTTCACCTCAATGTTACACCGGCGAATCTTGTTCGGCCCAGTCCAGGCACAGCACTTCCGCCTGTTCCAGGACAAGTTCCGTTGCCCGGGCTTGTTTGTCTGGCGGATAGCCGTATCGCCGGAGGATTCGCTTCACCATCACCCGCATCTGGGCGCGCACGTTCTCGCGGGCAGTCCAGTCGATTCTCACGTTTTCCCGAACGGTGCGCACCAGCTCTTGCGCAATCGTGCGCAGCGTTTCATCCCCCAGGACCTTCACGGCGCTATCGTTGACTTCGAGCGCGTCATAGAAGGCAATCTCGTCCTCGGTCAACCCCAAGTTCTCGCCGCGGCGGTCCGCCTCACGCATGTCCTTCGCAAGAGCGATCAACTCTTCAATCACCTGGGCCGTTTCAATAGCCCGGTTCTGGTATCGCCGGATCGCGTCTTCCAGAAGCTGCGAGAATGCGCGCCCTTGCACGATGTTCTTTCTGCCGCGGGTCCGGATTTCGCCTTCAAGAAGCTTGCGAAGCATCTCGACCGCGAGGTTCTTGTGCGGCATGCCCCGAATTTCAGTGAGGAATTCATCCGACAAGATCGAGATGTCCGGCTTGTTCAGCCCGGCAGCCTCGAAAATGTCGATGACCCCATCGGAAGCCACCGCGCGCGACACGATCTGCCGGATGGCTAGTTCCAAGTCCTCGGGACTGCGCCGTCCGCCGGTCGCACTCTTTGTCAGGACCGTCCGGACCGCCTGGAAGAACGCCACGTCATCCCGTATCTCCAGCGCGTTGTCGTGGGGTACTGCCAGAGCGAAGGCCTTGGACAAGTCGCCGACAGCTTTCAGGAAACGGTTCTTCCCGTCTTCCTGCCTGAGAATATGTTCCTGTGCGGCGGGCAGCACGGAGAGGCGTTGCTGCGGCGTCCCTGCGTTCCACTGGGAGCGGTCAAACCCGTGGAACATACCACAGCACACCTCATATCTTGAGAGCATCACGGCGACCGCTTCAGTCTGGTCCACCGCCGTCTGACCTTTCCCCCCGCTCTCGGTGTAGTTGGCCAGCGCCTGCTTGAGTTCGTGGGCCAGACCGAGGTAATCCACCACGAGGCCGCCGGGTTTGTCCCGGAACACCCGGTTCACGCGCGCGATCGCCTGCATGAGGCCATGGCCGCGCATCGGCTTATCCAGGTACATCGTGTGCAGGCAAGGGACGTCAAATCCGGTCAGCCACATGTCGCGCACGATGACGATCTGGAATGGGTCCTTCGGATCCTTGAATCGCGCGGCCAGCCCTTCGCGCCGCTGCTTGTTGCGGATGTGGGGTTGCCAGTCGAGCGGGTCAGCGGCCGAGCCGGTCATCACGATCTTCAACTGGCCCTTGTCGTCATCCTCGTGGTGCCAGCCGGGCCGAATCTTCGCGATGGCGTTGTATAGAGCTACGCAGATACGCCGGCTCATGCAGACCACCATCGCCTTGCCTTCCATCGCTTCCAGGCGCCGCTCAAAATGATCGACGAGATCTTGTGCGATCAAAGCGACGCGTTTCTCGGTGCCGGCCAAGGCCTCCAACTGCGCCCACTTGGTTTTCAGCCGCTCTTTGTGCTCGACCTCTTCGCCCTCGGTGAGCTCCTCGAACTCCTCGTCCAATTTGGGCTTTTCGCTCTCATCCAGCGCCAGCCTTGCGAGACGGCTTTCATAGTAGATGGGCACCGTGGCGCCGTCCTTCACGGCGCGCTCGATGTCGTAAATGCTGACGTAGTTACCGAAAACCGCCCGGGTGTTCTTGTCTTCGAGTTCGATCGGCGTGCCCGTAAAACCAATGAACGAAGCGTTCGGCAGGGCCTCCCGCATGTGGCGCGCGAAGCCGTCGATGAAGTCGTACTGGCTCCGGTGGGCCTCGTCGGCAATCACCACAATGTTTCGACGGTCTGACAGCAACGGATGCTGGTCTTCGCCCTCGGTGGGGAAGAACTTCTGTACCGTTGTGAAGATCACACCACCCGAACCCGTCGTGAGCAGCTCGCGGAGATGCGCCCGGTTGAGAGCTTGGCTCGGTTGTTGCCGGAGCAATTCGTGGCAACGGGCGAACGTTCCGTAAAGCTGGTCATCCAGATCGTTCCGGTCGGTGATCACCACCAGCGTTGGGTTCTCCATTGCCGGATGCTGCACCACTCGCCCGGCGTAGAACGCCATCGTCAAGCTTTTCCCCGACCCTTGCGTGTGCCAAACCACGCCCGCGCGCCTGTCGCCGCCCGCGCCAGCGGCTCTCACCGTGGATTCCACGGCAAGATTCACCGCGTGGTACTGGTGATAGCCGGCCATCTTCTTTACGAGTGTTCCGCCGCCGGTATCTTCGAACACGATGAAATAGCGGATCAGATCCAGGAACCGGCGTTTGTCGAACACCCCCTCCAGGACAACCTGGAGTTGCGGGAGCCGCGTATCGGCCAGGTCTTCTCCCTCGACCGTTCGCCAGGGCATGAACCATTCCCGGTCAGCGGTCAAGGTCCCAATGCGCGCCTCGACGCCATCGGAGATGACCAGCGCCTCGTTGAATGTGAAGAGCGACGGGATGTCCTGCTTGTACGTTTGGAGCTGGTTGAACGCCGACCAGATCGTCGCGCCGCCGGAGACCGCGTTCTTGAGTTCGATCACCGCGAGTGGCAGGCCGTTGACGAAGATCACCACGTCCGCGCGGCGCTCGCGATGATCTTCCACCACCGTGAATTGGTGCACGGCGAGGAAGTCGTTTTGATCCGGCCGTTCATAATCGAGAACCCGCGCTGCGTCGCTGCCGATGGACCCATCCGGCCGCGTGAATTCAACGGGCACGCCCTCGACGAGGTACCTGTGAACCGTGCGGTTGTTTGCCACCAGCAAGGGCGACTCCGGCCGCGTGAGCTTCCGGTACGCCTCCTCCAGCACGTCACTGGAGCACCGAGGATTCAGACGTTCGAGCGCCTGCCGGATCCGCCGTTCGAGCACCACCTGGCGGTAGTCCTCGCGCTCGGCCTGGGGCTCGCCCGGGGCGATCTCCGGTCCGGCAAGGACGGCATAGCCGAGGCTTTCAAGCCAAGCCAGCGCGGCTTGCTCGACAATGGATTCGGTGAAACCTCGGGCTGCGTGGCTCATGACGTCATTTCGCTCAGCGCATCCCGGAACGCACGGAAGCTCTGCGAACGGTTCGCCGTCGGGTTCATGTGCTGCGCGATCGCCCGAGCGGCTTCGATCTTTCTCAAACCCGTTTGAAAATGTCCTGCTCTTCGGAGGACTCGCTCCAGCGCTTCCCAAGTGCCTCCAGATATCGCATCCGGATCACGATATTTGCTCTTGTTCGGAACATTCTGATCCACACCGGGATAGGCGGCGCAAACAGCATCCCAATCTCCGAAGAACCACGCCTCGAGTTCCTCGATGGCCAGGCGATTCACCACTTGAAACCCGCCGCTGCCCCTTTGGGTTCTCGAAGTCAGGCCCGCGTCTTTGGCCGCCCTTTCCAACTTCCGTTTTAAGGCCGCGCAATCGTCGTCGTCCCGGTCCACAATCACCACGATGCGCCAGTCCTGCGGCAACCACGCGGCGTAGCCTTTCAGCCGTGCGGGGAGCTTGCCCAGCAGGTCCTGCTTGCACCGGTGTGAATAGATCTCGAAGGACAAGGCATTACTGATCTTGGGAATGATCAGCCGCAACGCCGCCTCCATCGACGGCTCCTCAACCAGGATCTCTACGTGCGAAACCATCACCGCGCGCGCCCCCTTGGGCGCGGCGCGCCCGAGTTGACCAGGGGATCACCCACTCCGAACCGGCCTTCGAGCCAGAGATGCCCCATCGATGCGCCGGCTGCGATGAATTCCTTCACCCCTTGAACGTCCGCGGCGCGGACCGTCTGGGTATACCCGTTGTCGTCCCGATAGAGGATACGGACTTCCTCGGGTTTCGCCGAATCGAGGAAGAAAGGGGAATGCGTCGTGACGAGAAGCTGTGAATGCTGCGTCGCCTTGCGGCACTCTTCCCCGAGATCCGGCAAGAGCCGGGGGTGGAGAAAGTTTTCCGGTTCTTCGATGCCGATGAACTGCGGCGGGTCCGGGTCGTAGAGCACGACCAGATACGAGAGCATTTTGAGTGTCCCGTCGGAGGCGAACCGCGACAGGATCGGCTGCTCGAAGGGAGCATCCTTGATTTGCAGCAGCAGCCGGCCATCAGGCATCGAGTCCGCCAGCACCTTCTCCAGGCGCGGCACGCGCTTCCGTAACGTGTCGAAGATCTGATCCAACCGCTGCGGGTGCCGTTCCCGCAGGTACTGGATGACGTTAGCCAGGTTGTCGCCCGTCTTGCTCAAGCGCTCCTGCGGTCCGGCCTCCGGCTGTCCCCGCGTGTCTTCGATCGAGAGGTACGAGACATACCAATCGGTAATGAACTCACGCAAAGCAGCCACCCGAGGGTGTTCGGCAAACTGTCCTAAGGCGTTGACCGCAATCAGATCCGGGGCCTTCAGCGGTATGTCTATCCGTTGATCGCTTTCATCTGGTAACTCGCCGCTAACGGCACGGCCTTTCCCCTCGCGATAGTCGAGAAAGCGGAATGGTTGCCCCCGCCTTCCCCTCCGCCACTGGAGCCATTCCTCAGCGACATAGGCGCCCTTCTGCCCTTCGTCGAGAGCGAGATGGTAGGTGATGACCGGCTGGCCCGGCTGCTCCCGGTACTTCAGTTCGATCACCACGGGTCCGGTCTGGCCGCGGGTCTTCAATTCTTTGCCGCGTCCCCGCCGGTCCCAAGCATGCCGCAAGCCGAACTGGAAACACTCCGCCAGGAAATTGAATACGTCGAAAATGGTGGACTTGCCGCTGCCGTTCGGGCCGAGCAGGACGGTGAAGGGCGTGATGTCCTTGACTTCAATGGACCGCAAGGCGCGGTAGTTCTCCACGCGAAGCTGCTCGATCCGAGCGCGGCCGGGTTGTTTTCGTCTGGCCATGACTTAAACCTTTCTTTGAACAATACGTTCGGCGTCACGGATACGCAATTGGCCGGAAATCAGCTTTGGTAGCAGGGCGTCGCGAAGGGCGGCAAGGGTGCGCGACTGAGTGGATTGCGCGGCAATCTTCGCCAGCATAGGATCCGTGATTCTATGGAACTCCCGCAGCACCTGATCTGGCGACCGAACAGTAGGTGAGTTAAGGACCACCTCAGGCCGCACAGCCGGGTAAGCCGCCCCATCTGCAAGATGTGCCAAGCGATCAATGTTTTCAGGGTATGTCGCCGCAAGATAGACAAACTCTTCGAATTCAGGTCGGTGCGGTCTCAGTGCTGCGAATCCCGTGCTACCAGTCAAGCCGTTGCGGGAGATAAGGGCATAGGAGCAGTTCCCTGGACGCACAGTTCCAATGATTGTGTCTCCTGGCCGGAGAACTCTCTGAGCGCGGCTTGGGGCACTCTCCCACGAGAATTCAGTCGTGGACTCAATAACGCCCCGCTTCGTGTTCGACAAATCCACATACTCGATCCAGTCCGGAGCCGTCTCCTTGGACCAGCTTTCCGGGTTCAGTTCCGCGAGGTCGGCTAGGGTTCGTGCGGCCCACCCCTTCGGAATCTCGCCGAGTTCGGAGTCCTCGAAGCTGTCGGGGAAGAGGCGGGCGATTTCGGGTTTCAGCTTCGGACAGGCGGCGCGGCTGACCTGGTCGTCGGTCCACTTCGGATGCTCGCGGCGGACTCGGGCCTTGGCGCGCACCGGGTCGAAGTCGATGAACCAGCTCTTGAAGATCGCCCGCGCCATCTCCTCCAGCGTCCGGTTCATCCGCCGATTCAATTCAATCTTGTCGTCCAGAGAGCCGAGGATGCAGGCGATGGCGCGCTGTGTCGCCTGTTCCTTCGGCAAACGAATCGGAAACCCGGGCATTTCGATGAGTGGGATGCGGTCAACGGTGCTGCCGTGAACCGTGCGTGACCTGAGCATTTCCTGAAATTGCGGACCGAGGTACGCATAAAGCAGAAACCGCGGTTCTACTTTTCCTGGCCGCGCACGCAACAGTCCCATTCTCCGCCCGAGGCAGCACTTGAGATCCTCCGGAATGAGCGCAGCTTCTCCAATTCGGGTTTCATAAGAGAACACTACGTCGCCTGGTCGAGGCGTAACACGGCGTGTCCAGCGCTTCCAATCGTCTTCTGATAGCCGCTCGGTTTCGGTGAGATTTAATCGGCCCCGATCGAGATTAGAAATGCCGAGGAAAATAGGGCCAGATTCTGTCTTAGCCGGCGTAGCGTGAGGCCCATCGAATATCTCTGCGATTTCGCCAATAGGGATTTCGATCCACTCACCCCCCATACCCGATGTCCTCCAGGTTGGCCCAGATGATCTTGTCGAGTTTGGTGGACTTCTTCGTCTGCTCCAGCAATTCCGCCGTCAGGCGCGCCATCTTCTCCTCGAACGGTTCGCCGTCATCCTCCTCAGCCGCCGCCCCAACGTAACGGCCCGGCGTCAGGATGTGGTTGTGCTTGCGGATATTGTCGAGGGTGGCCGATTTGCAGAACCCGGGCACGTCCTTGTACTTCTTCTTCGAGTCCTTGTCGCCGCGCCAGGCGTGGTAGGTGTCGGCGATCCGGCGGATATCGTCGTCGGTCAGCTCGCGGTGGACGCGGTCGATCATGCGCCCCATCTTGCGGGCGTCGATGAAGAGCGTCTCCCCGCGGCGGTCTCGGAAGCGCCCGTTCTTCTTGTCCCGCGCGATGAACCAGAGGCACACCGGAATCTGGGTTGAGTAGAAGAGCTGGCCGGGCAAGGCCACCATGCAGTCCACCAGATCCGCTTCAATGATGTTCTTCCGGATCTCCCCTTCGCCAGACTGGTTGGAGGACATGGAGCCGTTGGCCAGGACGAACCCGGCCATTCCCGTAGGCGCAAGATGGTGGATGAAGTGCTGCACCCAGGCGAAATTGGCGTTCGACGCGGGCGGCACGCCGTACTTCCAGCGCACGTCATTCTTGAGAAGATCGCCGCGCCAGTCGCTATCGTTGAACGGCGGATTGGCCAGAAGGTAATCGGCCTTCAGATCCGGGTGCAGGTCGCGGTGGAAGCTGTCGGCGTGCTCTTTGCCAAGGTTGGCGTCGATGCCGCGGATCGCCAGGTTCATCTTCGCCAGTCGCCACGTCGTGTGATTCGACTCCTGGCCGTAGACGCTGATGTGACCCCTGGCCTTGCCTCCATTGCCGTTGCCGTTGGCGTGGGCCTCCACGAATTTCAACGACTGGACAAACATGCCACCGGAGCCGCAGCACGGGTCGTAGACGCGTCCCTTGTAGGGAGCGAGCATCTCTACCAGGAGCTGCACCACGCAGCGGGGCGTGTAGAACTGGCCGCCCTTTTTCCCCTCGGCGCTGGCGAACTGCGAGAGGAAGTACTCGTAGACGCGGCCCAGAACGTCCTTGCTGCGGTGCTCCTTCTCGCCCAGGCCGATGTTGCCGATCAAGTCGATCAACTGCCCGAGGCGCTGCTTGTCGAGGCGCGGATGGGCGTAATCCTTCGGCAGCACGCCCTTGAGCGACGGGTTGTCGCGCTCAATGGCGATCATTGCGTCGTCCACGATCTTTCCGATGGTGGGCTGCTTGGCGTTGGTCTTCAGGTGGGACCAGCGGGCCTCCTTGGGAACCCAGAAGATGTTGACGGCGCGGTACTCGTCGGGATCTTCCGGATCGGCGCCCTTCGCGCGGTCCGCCTCGAGTGACGCGTGGTGCTCCTCGAAGGCATCGGAGATGTACTTCAGGAAGATGAGGCCGAGGACGACGTGTTTGTACTCGGCGGCGTCCATGTTGGAGCGGAGCGCATCCGCTGCACGCCAAAGGGCATTTTCGAACCCCAGGGTTGCGCCGTTCGATGGATCCGCCATGTCAGATTCCTTCCTTGGTGAAGTACTTGGCCCGCAGGTCCAGGCCGTTGTCGCCGAGACCGACGAGCAATTCCTCGATTTGCTTCAGTGCCAGGGGCGATGGCTTCGCGCGGCCGTTTTCCCAGCGGTTGATCGTCGGAAACGTCACCCCGAGGCGCGCCGCCATCTTCTCCTGGGTCAGCCCCAGGCGTTGACGCAGATCTCTGACCAGTTGCGCCGTCCCTCCGCGTTTGTTCATGAAACGCCTCCAGGATATGAGTGCAGCCGAAGCCGATTCATAGTGAATGATAAGTCATAAGCTATATCAAGCTCGGCGGGCCACGTCAAGCGTCTAGTCGAGGGTCAAAAGCGGAAATCTGGTCCTGCCACAGCACCGCACGCGTGACTGATCTGAGGTCGTGCTCGCTGACCAGCGATCGACCACTCGTGTTCTCATTCGGAAACAAGAGCGTTTCCTGGATCTGCGGCGCGAGATTGAGCAGGTTCATGATCTGCGTGACCCGCGCTCGCGTCACGAAGCCCAGGCGGGCCAATTCCGCGTAGTCCTTCACCTCGCCACGGTCGATCATGTCCTGGAACTTAATCGCCAGCGCCATCAGGCGGGTGATCCGGGGAATGCGCGGCGGCGCCGGAGCCGCACTCTTCTTCGGCCTGCCCGCCGCCTGGCCCGCCGGCCACTTGAGCGGAATCTCGTCTTCACAGCGGTCCTTCACTTTGACGCTCCTTTCGAGAACTCCCGGATGCCGTTCGAGTGGTAGGTGACCTTGACCTTGTCGCCGCGGGCGTCGTAGCCGACCCGTTCGATCAATTGGCGCAGCAGCGCGGCCTGCTGCTGGATCGTCATGGTCTTCCAGACCTCGTCAAACGTCGCCATGCGCTGGCGCACCATCTGGTCATCGAACCTAAGCCGTTCGCCGCGCTCCACCAAGCTGCGGAGTTGGTCCGCTTTGGCCTCTCCCGACGAAACGAGGTCGCGGAGCGCGGCCTCCCGGTCGGCGTCGAGGTTCTTCGCGCGCACGAGTTGCGACTTCGCGTTCCGCAGGCGGACGTTGATCGCCTTCAGCTCCTCGCGGTGCCGGTCCAGTTCTTCGCTCAACCGCTGGCGCGCCGCACGGGCGATCGCTTCCACGACCTCGGGCTGCGCGGCGAACCGCCGGACGCTCTCAATGACCGCCTCCTCGACCACCGGCGCGGACACGGCGCGCGTTGTGCACCCGTCACCGTTCCGCTGCATGCTGCGAAGGCAGACGTAGTACCGGTAGCGCCGGTTCTTGCTCGAAGAGTAGCTCGGTGACATGGCCGATCCGCAGGCAGCGCAATAGAGGAGTCCGCGCAGCAGGGCTTCCACTCTTGGCCCGTGCGCACCGCCGGGATTCCGCGTGTTCTCCTTCAGCTTCTGCTGGACCAGGTCGAAGGTGTTGTCGTCGACGATCCGGGGGTGGGCCGCGGCGACGATCTCGTCACCTGCCCGGATCTGCGCGGCGTACAGCGGGTTGGCCAGCATCGTGTAGATGTGGCACTTCCGCATAGGATGGCCGCCGAACGTCTTACCTTCCTTGGTGGCCCACTCCTTGTTGCGCCAACCGAAGCCCTCGCATTTCGCCACGATGCCATGGACGGAGTGACCTTCCAGGTACCACTCGAAGATTCGGCGCACGCGCGCGGCCTCCTCCTCGTTGACCGCCAGGCAGCCGTCCACAAGGTCGTACCCCAGCGGGACGTGGCCGCCGGTCCACTTGCCGCGCTTGCGCGCCAGGATCTGCTTGTCGCGGGTGCGCTCGCTGATGATCTCCCGTTCGAATTGCGCGAAGGAAAGCAGGATGTTGAGCGTGAGCCGGCCGAGGGAGGTGGTCGTGTTGAACTGCTGGGTGACCGAAACGAACGTCGCGCCGTGCTTCTCCAGGATCTCCATGATCCGGCCGAAGTCCCGGATCGACCGGCTGAGCCGGTCCACCTTGTAGACCACGACGCAATCGACCTTCTTGGCCTGGATGTCCGCCAGCAGACGGCGCAGCGCCGGACGGTCCATGTTGGCGCCGGTGTAGCCGCCGTCGTCGTACTGCATGGGTACCAGCGTCCAGCCCTCGCCGGCCTGGCTGCGGATGTAAGCCTCGCCGGCGTCGCGCTGCGCGTCGAGGGAGTTAAAGTCCTGATTCAGGCCCTCGTCGGTGGACTTGCGCGTGTAGATGGCGCAACGGACCGGCTTTGGCGCGCCGTTGCCGTTATTCCCGTTTGCCATGCTTCGCTCCTGGCCGGTGGCCAAGGTTGTAAAAGGCAAAGCCGTTCCACCGCGTGCCCGTCGCCTCGGTCACCGCGCGGCTCAGCGACATGTAGATCCTGCCGTTGCACTCGAAGCCGCCATCGGGACGGACGTGGACGATGATGTCCTTGCCCCGATAGCGGCGGATGAGCGGCGTGCCAGGTAGCGGCAGCCGCGGGTCAAGCGATGGCTTCACTCGCGCCTCCGATGTGCGGCCATCATCAACCGGCTCCCGCAAGAAGTTCTTGGGCGCCCGGATACGGAGATCAGCGTCGTCCGCAATCTCGAGCGCGCGGCGGCGGGCGCGTTCGGAGAGGCCGCCCCAGGCGTTGGCCTGGATGCGCCAGGCGATGCGGCGGAACAGGAACTGCTTGTGATTGGATCGGGACTCCTCGCCGAAGACCTCGCGGTACTTCTCCTTGAGCTGCGCCGTGGTCAGGCTGCGGAGCGCCTCGATCTCTTCTCGGATTTCGTTTTCGGTCTTCATGGCATCAACCACCAGTGACATGAGGGCTCTCTGTCTCCGGGAAGTCAACTTGCCGGACGCGAGGGTCGGGCAAGAGAAGGCGGACGAGTACATCGCCCAGGATGGCGGCGACCTCGCGGATGGCTTGATCGAGCGCGGCGTCGCGTTCGCGCATGAGCGGTCTCCTTCAGAAGACCACCCACGACGATCTCCGCTGCGCGGTCGACACGCCGTCTGGTGGATGGGATCGACGCGGCGTGTTGCCGCGTCCGTTAACTATGTACGCCGCACGAGGGCGGTTTGTCCGGCTTGGACTGCAACAGATGCCGAGGCACATTGCGACCTCTCCTGAGCCCTCCATGTGGGATCATAGAAAGTCGATGGGCGTGTATATCTTTTGCGACAACTCGAACATATACATTGAAGGCCAGTGGGCTGCAGGGCGGGCCGACGGTATGCGCGGGCCGAATACCGAGTTCAGGATCGACTACGGCCAACTCCTCACCGTCGTAGCTGACAACCGCCCAGTGTCTCAGGCAAAACTGTATGGGTCAGTCCCGCCGCCAAACGATTCACTGTGGCGTGCTATGGAAAAGCAAGGGTGGGACGTCAAGACCATTCAGCGAAATCAAGCGGACAAGGAAAAGGGGCTGGACATCGAAATCGCGCTGGACATGTTCGAGTTGTCTCGCGACGTGACGCCGCCTTCAACCATGGTTCTTCTAGCCGGTGACGGAGACTACCAAACCCTGATCCCGCGGCTTCAACAGAAGGGATGGAAAGTCGAGATCGCCTTCTATGAGAATGTGGCGCTGTCCATCAAGACCCTTGCAGATCGCTTCCTTTCCTTGGAGTCCCGCCTACACGAGATCCGGTTGAAGTGAAGGCCTGTAGCCGGGAGCTTCGACAGCCCAGGTTGACGTCTGCACCGCAGTACGCATTTCGGTGGGCGGCAGAACTGCACGTAGGCCCCCGTTTCGGAACGTCCAGCCTGGGGTTGGACAACCCTCGCGATGCTGTTAACCAATTCCTGGTTGAGCCCAGAGACGGGGAGAAAACGGCCTCCGGCAAACGTTGCGGGCGCGCAGATCGGCGCGGCAAGCCGGACACGGGGCGCAAACCAGAGACGCGCAAGCCTCGAAAACACGGCCAGTTGCGGAGTTGTGGACGGAGAGAGGCGTTAACGGGCGGGGACGGAAGGTTGCGGGAAAAGATTTGGCTCCTCAGGTAGGACTCGAACCTACAACCCTCCGGTTAACAGCCGGATGCTCTACCATTGAGCTACTGAGGAGC